TTTTGTTGTCAATGCTAGTGCGTGTAATTCGCCATTAGCACCGTCCATCTTACCTTTAAGCGCAGAATAAACAGCACGATGTTGCTGTACTTTATTTTTACCAACAAAACTAGAATCAATTACTTCAGCAGCATAATGATTACCGTCTCCTGCAAGATCTGTAATTTTTACAACAGCATTTGGAAATGCTTCTTCTATTAAATCTTTTATATCATTTTCAGCCATAGCCATCTTTTATTCTCCGTTGCCTAAAAGTAAGGCATTTGTGTTTTCTTAGTAACTTCAATGTTTTCTTCAATTAACTTTGCTATTACTTCTCGCTCTTCAGGACCGAGATAATACGCCTCTTCGTAAGATAATGCACCTCTCATATGCCAACATAATTTTGTTAACTCGAACTTATGTTGTTTGCATTGTTCTTCGAGGACCTTAACTTCTTCTAGGATCTCTGGGACGGTCCACGTCAGGATCCTTATCCGAAAAAATTGGATTGATCAAACGTAACTGGCACTTCATAAGTTTCCGGTACGCCTTGCTCGATCTCTTCTAGTGTTGCTTGAGCTTTTAACGGTTGAATAGTAAATTTTATTTTTTGTGATTCAAGATGTGCTTGAATTACTGAATAAAAACTTTTATCAGCATTTTTCATAAACTCGTCAATATGTTGTTTATTATCAACTCGAGTATCACCTATTTCAATTGCACTAATATGGTTAGACATCATATCAACAGTTAGATCTGTTAATTTTGCAAAACTATTTGTAAATGCTTGAAGTTTATCTTCATCTGATATTTGCTCGTCATTTACAATATTAAAGATTCTTTGCTGTTCAAATGTTTTTAACGCACTCTTAGTAAATTCTCGATATGTTAATGGACGCAGATAGACAGTCATATCTCCAGACCGGACTACGTCTTCAAACTCTATATTAGCAAAATTATCTAAAATGTCTCTTAAGTTAACTGACATTTCTTTTTCTTCACCAGTGACTGGAGTTTTAATACTCAGTGTCATTGTCTCGCCATATGTAGCAAGGCGTATTGCTATTAGAAGTGCATCAAGATCAATACTTGGCAGATTCCAAGGATCTTTGATACTCGGAACACAACTCTTAATAAGTTCAACTGTTGCCTGACCATTTAACAGTGCATCAGGAGTTTTCATCGTCAACTCGTCTTTAGCTGTCATTGAATATATTGGATACTCGCCTGTTTCAGTAGTTTCTAAGGCACCAGCTGGGTAAAATTTACCATTTGATGGTAAAGAAGCAAACAACTTAGGTTGACGAAAGTACTTACTAAGTGGATTCGCTTGTTGTTGTTGCATATTATTGTTAGACATATTTTTCTCCGTATAAATACATTATAAAAGTATGTATCTACTTTATTTATATGCGTATATAACTAGGACTGATTAGAATGGCTGAAGAAGTAAAAATTGTTGATGTTGCTGGCGGACCAGCAGCTGAAGCCACGTTACAAGAGTTACTAAAAGTAATGAAAGCCGGGGGAGGATCTGGCGGTGGTGGCGGAAAAAGTGCCGCAGCAGCAACTAAAGCACAAGATCTATACACTACCTCAGTTACTCGAGGAACTAAGACTAGAAAAACAAATACAAAAGCAGTAGAATCGTCTACAAGCGCACTAGGAAGAATGAATACTGTGTTAGGCGGTATTGGATCTGGAGTAGGAGCAGTATTTGGCGGATTAGTAGGTATAGCAAAAAACTTTGGTACAGCACTAACGCAAGCTACAACAATAGGCGGCGTACTAGAAGCAGTTCCAATTTTTGGTGGAGTATTAAGTCAGGCTACTGGATATTTCCAAAGCAGTGTAGAGTCATTTAGACAACTAAGTGAAGTTGGTGCAGGCTTTGGCAATGATATGATGGCAATACGTAGAGGAAGTGCAGAAGCAGGTCTTAGTTTAGAACAGTTCTCGTCAATGGTTGCTGGTAATTCAGAAAGACTAGGACTATTAGGATCAACGTCAGGTGAAGGCGCTGCTCGTATGGGAAGATTAACAAAACAGTTAAGAAGTCAAGAAGCAGGACTGCTAAGTTTAGGTTTTACTCAAGAAAGTGTAAACGAAGGCTTTGGCGAATACATTGAAATGATGGCACAGTCTGGTAGGCTAAGAGGAAGATCAGACGCATCACTAACTGCTGGTGCAACTGCATACTTAACAGAAATTGATAAACTTGCTAAAGTTACAGGTAAAAGTAGAAAAGAATTACAGGGCGAAATGAACGCAAGAATGGCCCAAGCAAATATAAATGTAATGGCATCGAGACTAAGCGAAGAAGGAGCTCGTAATTTTACAAACAATTTAGAACACACTTCATCTCTACTTGGTAAAGGTATGGCAGATGTGATGGGTGATTTAGGTGACGGAGTTGCACAGTCAGGCTTTGCACAAAAATTGTCATCGGTAGTACCAGGACTTGCAGATCTTGCAGAAGCTAACGCAACTGGTAAAATAACACAAGAAGAATATCAAAAACGTATGGCAGAGCTTGCTCCTCAAATTGCAGCATTTGCAGACGATATGGGTGTCGCAGGCACAAGTTCGCTGATGCAAGAAGAAGGTTTTGCTGAGTTTATGGAAAGTGTAGCAAATGCTAGAAAGTACGGTGAACGTATTGCTTCTGCAAAAGATGCAGAAGCAGATCAACTTAAAAGGTCGCCACTAACTGAAACATTTGCTAATTTTGAACAAACAATACAAAATGTAAAAAGTGCATTTGAAACATCATTAATTGACAGTGGTATATTAGACACCGTTGGTACACTGATGGGTGATTTAGGTACAGGAATAACAACACTAGCCGATGACGGTGTTAAATGGTTTGCTGATTATCTTAAGAGTGAAAGTTTTCAACTTGCTTTAACAAATTTTAAAGATTCAGTTGAATCAATGAAAACAAAAATTACAACGTTTGTAGAAGATATAGGTAACGTAGGTTTTGCCGAAGCAATTAAAAATTTATTTGCAAGCGAAGACGGCAAAGGTATAGATATTGGCGGTATGTTTGGAGACTTTTTAAGCAGTGCATTTAGTAATATGTTACCAAGTTTAGATACAGTACTAATAGGATTAGCAGTTGGCATCGGTGCTATGATACTTGCTCCGTTTACAGGCATAGCAGCAGTATTTGTAGGAATCGGTGCTGGTATTGCAGCAATGATTGGCTGGGAAAATATTAAACAATTTGCAGTTGACAGTTGGAATGCAATAACTGGAGTATTCACAGGTATAGTTGACTGGTTTGCTGGCATAGACATAATGACTCCAATTAATGATATGTGGGCAACTGTTAAAGGATGGTTTACGTTTGGAGAAGGTGAATCATTTAGTATAAGTGCAGTTGGAACAAAAATGTGGGAAACTGTTACTGGCTGGTTTAGTATGGAAGGAACTGATTTTAGTATTTCCGCAGTAGCTGATATGATGTGGCAAACTGTAACAGGTTGGTTTAACTTCTTAGATACTACATTTAGTATTAGTGAAATAGCAACCGATATGTGGAACACTGTAACAGGCTGGTTTGGCTTTGGTGAGGGTGAAGCAGCATTTGGAATTAGTCAACTTGCACAAGATGCGTGGGCAACTGTAACAGGATGGTTTGGATTTGGTGAGGGTGATTCGTTTAGCATAAGCGAATTAATAAGCGGTGCTTGGGAAACAGTTACTGGATTCTTTAGCTTTGGTGATATGGAACTTCCGAGTATATCAGGATTGTTTCAAGGTATAATTGATAAAGTAAAAGGATTCTTTAGTTTCGACTTTAAAATGCCTAACTTCAAACAATACTTGCCAACGTGGCTAGGTGGTGAAGGGAAATCGTTATTTGGCGGCGGAGGAAGCGAACCAGGAACTGCGGCAACAGCAGCAGTAACACAACCAGAGGCTATGCCTGATGTATCAACTCCAGAAAATGTTGCTGCATTAGGAACATTAGATTACGGATATCAATTAGATCAGGCTAAATTACTAAAAACAGAGCTTGCAGACATAAGTTCTATGGCTACTTTTAATGATGAATTAGAAAGAATGCAATCAGGACTTGACAAATCTAATGTAGAAGCGTATAATACTAGTATGAAAGCCTTAGTTACTACATTAGAAAAACTGAATAAAGTGCTTGCAGAAGATAATAAAGGATTGTTAGGCGGCGGAACAGGAGTTTCTGCAGGATCAATGCTTGCAGACGGCACATTAAGTGGCGGATCCAGCACAGGCAGCGCAGAGCAGCTAGATCGGTTAAATAGCTTAGTTACACAACTAATCGCATTACAGGGTGAAAGTAACACAAATACTAAAAACACTGTTAAAGCAATTAGTGGAAACCTACAATTAGGATAATTAAATGAGTTGGAAAAAACATTTTACACCAGTAAAAACTGGAAATAACCCGGACGGAAGTTATAGTCCCTTTAGCCGTGCTGGTACTGGAAGTAACGCAGGTCCTGCTCGCACAAATTATTCATCATACTTACCTGATGTATATATTGGAAGTCCAAATCGTGTTGAACGTTATGGTCAATATAATACAATGGATATGGATAGTGAAGTAAATGCTGCACTTGATATATTAGCAGAATTTACTTCGCAAACTAATCAACAAAATAAAACACCATTTATACTTGACTTTAAAACTAAAGCAACTAATTCAGAAATTACAATTATACAGCAATACTTAAAGCAGTGGTGTAAATTACAAAACTTTGAAACACGCATATTTCGAATTATGCGAAACATATTTAAATTTGGTGATCAGTTCTTTATTAGAGATCCTGAAACTAAAAAATTATTTCACGTTGATCCTGCAAAAGTTACAAAGATTATTGTTAACGAAAGCCAAGGTAAAACGCCTGAACAATATGTAATTAAAGACTTTAATTTAAACTTTGCTGAAATGGTAGCAACAACACCACATCAAACTAACGGAAACATAACCGGCGGCGGCGATGGCTATTTAACAGGTGGCGTTCGAGGTATGGTCGGCAATACAACTAGTTCAGCAGCCGGCGGTCGATTCCAAACAGGCGACAATGAAATTTCAGTTGACTCAGAACACGTTTTACATTTAAGTTTATCAGAAGGATTAGACTTAAATTATCCATTTGGTAATTCATTACTAGAAACAGTATTCAAAGTATTCAAACAAAAAGAATTGCTCGAAGATGCGATTATTATATATCGTGTACAAAGAGCTCCAGAAAGAAGAGTATTCTACGTTGATGTGGGTAATATGCCATCACACCTTGCTATGCAATTTGTTGAGCGTGTTAAGACGGAAATACATCAAAGACGTATCCCATCGCAGACAGGTGGCGGAACAAATGTCATAGACTCATCATACAATCCCCTGTCAATTAATGAAGATTACTTTTTCCCACAAACTGCTGAAGGTAGAGGATCTAAAGTTGAAACACTACCTGGCGGAACTAACCTAGGAGAAATTGATGACCTTAGATATTTTACTAATAAGCTCGTACGTGGCTTACGAATTCCTAGTTCATACTTACCGACCGGGCCTGATGATGGAAATTCTCAGTACAGTGACGGGAGAGTTGGAACAGCCTATATACAAGAACTAAGATTCAATACATACTGTGAACGCTTACAAAATTTAGTAGCTGAAGAATTTAATCAAGAATTTAAACGATATATGTTAGAAAAAGGAATAAACATTGATACTGCAATGTTTGATCTTAGATTTCAACCACCACAAAACTTTGCAAGTTACAGACAAAGTGAAATTGATAATGCACGTATTCCTACATTTACACAGATGAGTGCAATACCTTACGTTTCAAATAGATTTGCAATGAAACGTTTCTTAGGAATGACAGAAGAAGAGATTGCAGAAAATGAACGTATGTGGAGAGAAGAGAACGACGAAAATCTAACACAGCCAGAAACTGATGCAGCAGGCGAAATGCGTGGTGCTGGAATTAGTTCAGCTGGAATTAGTTCAGACTTAGGTTCAATTGAAGACGAAGCTGATACAACCCCTGATCCGGAGATGGCCGGAGATGAGATGGCAGGTGCTATGCCTGATGCTGGAGGCGCAGCCGCAGCTGAAACTCCAACAACTGATCAAACGATATAAATACTACTATGATACTACGTGAATTATTTTATTATGATAAAGAAACGCTCGAACCTGTAGAGGACGATCGTTATGAAGAACGTGATGACGAGTCTCCTGTAGAAAAAACTGATACACGTAAAACAAGATTAACACTTCGCCAAATTAACAAAGCTCGCAAAGCATCTGAACTACATACAACAGAACAACAAAAAGAATTAGATTTTGTTCGTCAAATGTATGGAGTAGCAGCTAATGCTGACGCGGGTGTTTAATGGCAAAAATAGATAAGTCTTTATATTCAAAAGAAGAATGGCATAAGATAAGACAGGAAAGACGTAATGAAAAACGTCTTAAAAATTTATCTAACACAAACAACATTGAAAATTTATCATCTAACGATATTGCTTTTGTAATTGGTAATGGCGTTAGTAGGCTTCCTATTGATCTAGAACAATTAAAATCTATAGGAAAAGTATATGCTTGTAATGCAGTATACCGAACTTTCCGACCAGACTTCTTAGTAGCAGTTGATGTAAAAATGATTTTAGAAATCAATAAAGCTGGATTCCAACATAAAAATCAAGTATGGACTAATCCTAATAGATCATATGAACGAATAAAAAATTTAAATTTCTTTAGTCCTAGCAAAGGTTGGTCAAGTGGTCCAACTGCATTATGGTTAGCAACACAACACCAATACAAAAAAATATACATATTAGGATTTGATTTTAGAGGATCTAAACAAGGACGTATGTTCAATAACATATATGCTGACACTGCAAATTATAAAAAATCTACTGACGGAGCAACATTTTTTGGAAATTGGATGCGTCAAACCACTAGTGTAATTAAGCAAAATACTGATATTGAATACAAAAGAGTAATAGCACCAGATAATTATTGCCCGGAAGAACTAAATAAATTTAACAACTTAGAGAATATTTTTATTG